CAATCCGATTACCGGCGCATCGTCTCCGTGGATTGAGATATTCCGCGCAGGCGACTATCGCGCCAAGGGCAAGGGCCTGGTCACGCGCGAGGATCTTGCGCGTGTGGTCGAGAGCTACGATCCCGCCTATCACGAAGCTCCTGTTACTGTTTCTGCCGCGCCAATCCAACTCGGCCACCGCGACGATGCGCCGGCCTTTGGATGGATAGAGCGTCTCGCTGTTCGGGGAGACCTCCTGGTGGCGCAGGAGAAGCAGGTCGATCCCCAATTCAACGAATTACGCAAAGCAGGCCGCTACAAGAAGCGGTCCGCTTCGTTCTACGTTGGGGCGGATGGCAAGGTCTCCGGGCTGCGGCATGTGGCTTATCTCGGCGGGGAGCCGCCCGAGGTGAAGGGTCTCAAGGATGTGAAGTTCGAAGACAACGGCCGTGAGTTCATCGAGGTGAACTTTGGCGAGGAGGATCAAGTGGCAGCAGAAAAGACAGTGGCCGATCAGATCGGGGATTTCTTTCGCGAGCATTTTGGCGGGGGAACGCCCAAAACCTTCACCGAGTCCGATGTGACGGCACTCGTAACCTCTGCGGTCGCGTCCGCCGTGTCGGCTGCTGTTGAACCGCTCAGGACGCAGATCGCGGAGCAGAAGACGCAGTTCTCTGAGCGCGAGCGCAAAATTACCGGCGCGGAACTGAAGGCAGGGGCTCAGGCCGCGATTGCCCGGCTCAAAGAAAAGGGGAAGTGGATTCCGGCCTTCGACAAGATGGGCGCGGAGCTGCTCTTTACAGAGCTGGCCGGCTCAACCAGTACCGTCGAGTTCGGCGAGGGCGACGCGAAGAAGACGCTGACTCCTCTGCAGGTCCTTGAGAACTTCATGGAAGGCTTGCCAGCCATTGTTCCCAACGGCACGCGGTTCGATGGCAAGGCCGCCGGGCTCGCCACCATGGTGACCAACTACGGCGAGAAAGCCGACCAGAACTCGGTGCAGTTGCACGAGCTGGCAACCAAGCGCGCCAGCGACAAGAACATCAGCTACGGCGAGGCGCTGACCCAGGTAGCCAGCGAGAACCCCACGCTGACCAAGCCGGGCTGCGCAAGCGCCGGCCAGGTCTAGGAGAACCCACGCGCCTGGCCGTTGCGAAACGGCCCGGCGGGGATGAAGCGGCATCTTGGATTACGCCTGGCGGCCGCTATTCGCCGGGCACACTTTGAATCGGTCCCGAGGAGGACTAGCCGATGAATGTTGAAACTACTGGAGTATCCGGCAACCCGCAACGCAGATCCTATATGGCGGCTGCTGCCGGGATGATGCGCGGCCTGGCGTTGGTGCAAGGCGCGAATGATTCAACGCTGGCAATTGCCGCCGCTGCGAATGCGCCGGCCTTCGCCATTCTCGAAGAAACCATCGTGAACGCTGGCGACACGATCTCGGCTGTCTACCAGGGCGAAGCAGTCGCGATTATCGGTGCGGCCGTCGTCGCGGGGCAATACCTTGTGACCGATGCGCAAGGACGGCTGGTTCCAATCACCGGCGCAGCCAATCAGAATGTAGTGGCGCGCGCTGTGTCGAGCGGCAGCAACGCCGGGGATTACATCGTTGTCCTGGTCAGCCCGGATACCGGCGTGACCCTGGAGCCGGTCACGCATTACACCGTTGCGGGCGCTATCCCGGTTGCTACGGGCGTAGCCGGCATCGGTTCTGCCGGCGTACTGGCCATGACGCTTGCACAACCCATCGCCGCCCAGGATGGAACCAAGATATTTGTCACGGCAGAGACGGCCTTCGCGCATACCGTGACCACGCCCGCCAACGGCATCAACGGAACCAAGCACATCGTCACCTTTGCAGCGCGCGGAGACGGTGTGGTGCTACAGGCGCTGAACCTTATCTGGAACGTCCGGTCTCTGGTGGGCACGGCCGCTCTCAGCTAAACCTCTTGAATTCCGGGCCGCTTTTGAACGCGGCCCGGTTGCATCCCCTCTCTCCGCGAGTGCGGAAGAAAGCGAGTCAACCATGGGCAGTTTCGCACCAAGTCTTCCGGCGGGAACTCTCAACGTAGCTCTTTCGAACTACGCTAAGAGCTTTCGCAATAACGCGTTCGTGGGGGATCTGATCGCTCCGCGTGTGCCAGTCGGCCGCCAGAGCTTCCAGTACACCGTCTTCGATCGCTCCAACCAACGCCTGGATCGCCAGACGCTCCGCGCGCCCGGCACCACGCCGCAGACCGACCGGATGAGCTATTCCGAGTATCCGTACTTCTGCAAAAGCCGCGCCCTGCGCGCCGTCGTTCCCTATGAACAGGAGCAGTATGCCCTGGGCTTGGGCTTCAGTGAAAAGCAGGCGGCCACTCGCCGGCTGATCGACAAGATCGGCCTGGATCGCGAGAACTACATCGCGCAGCTCGTGACCAACACCGCCAACGTGACCAACAATCAGACACTCTCGGGAACGTCGATGTGGGATAACTACACCGGCGTTTCGCATCCGATTGCGGTGGTCGAGGCCGCGAAGACGCTGATTCGGCAGTCTAGCGTCGAGGCGACGCATCTGATCCTGAGCGATCCTGTCGTGGCCGCGCTGGTCTCGCACCCGGATATCATCGACCGCTTCAAGTACACGCAACCGGGCGCAATCACCCTGGATCAGCTTAGCCAGGTCTTCGGCGTTACCTGCGTGCGAGCCGCAGCCATCTCGCTCGACAAGGGCAACAACGCCTCGTATGTCTGGGGAACTAGCGCGGTGCTGGCTGCGGTGCAGCAGGCGTCGAGCATGGACGATATGAGCGCGCTCAAGACCTTCTCCTGGTCATCGGCTCCCATGACTGTCGACGGCTACGGTGTGCTTGAATTCCCGCTGCCGGATCTCGACGCCAAGGGCGACGTGGTCTCGGTGGACTGGTACTGGGATACGCGCATCACCGCCCAGGAGACGCTCTACCTCCTCAACGGTTGCGTTGCCACGCCCACCATGGGCACGGTAGCCGCTCCGCTGGCCGGCTAAACCGCAACGTCGGATTCAAAGCGAGCGCGGGTGGCAACGTCCGCGCTCAACCTTCCAGAAAGGAAGAACTCAGATGGCAAGAACCAGAGTCAGTGCCGATGCCGTTGGGATGGACGCAACCGATCCTCAGCCGACGCATGTTGTCATTCAGGCAATACGAAACGACGGGACCTACTACCCGCGCAACGCGCTGATCACGTTAAACGGGGAGGCCGCCGCCCGCCTCGAAGGGATGGGCGTGGCCCAGCCGATCACCAGCCCCGCCACTCCTGTCTCAACCGACGACGCAATCGAAGGGTAGATAAGTGGCCTACGCAGTCCAATCCGACCTGGTACCACTCCGCCTCACCTGGGCGGAGCTGGTACAGCTCACTTGCGACGATCCCACAGAAACCGTGAACGCCGCAATTGTGACGGCGGCGCTTGAAGAGGCTTCCGGGATGGTGGACAGCTATTGCCGCCATCGCTACCAGACGCCGCTTCAGGCCAGCGACGACGTAAAGGGCAAAACGCTGGATATCGCTCTCTGGCTCCTTTTCCGCCGCCGTCGCAACGCCAAGAACGGCGAGATCATCCGCCAGGTCTACGAGGATGCAATCGCTTTTCTTGGCCAGGTCTCAACCGGCAAAGCATCGCTCGATCAGCCTGCAGGAGCTACGCCTCAGTCGGCCGATACCAGTGTTGAGGAAAGTACCACGCGCCTGGTCTTTGATGAGCATCACTTGAAGGGGTACGTGTAATGGCTATTGTGGTTGTCAAATCCGATGCCGCGAACGTGACCGTTTCGCTCAAGTCCTTCGCTCTCTCGTTGGGAGCAAAAGACGAGCTGGTGCGCATCATCGGATTGGGACAGCTAAAAAGTATTAGGCAGACCTTTCGCGACTCCGGATCTCCGGCAGGCTCCTGGGCTCCCCTCAGTCCGGTGTCCCTGCGCTGGCGGAGGTATTCCTCTGGTCATAAGCTGCTTATCAACCGGGGGCTGCTGCTGAACTCTGTCACCTTCGCCGCGCAAGGCAACTCGGTCGTGATTGGGACGGCGCTCAGCTACGCGGGAGTCCACCAGTATGGCTTTGACGGGACGCAGACCGTGAAGCCCTACAGCTACACGCGCCGCCAGCGCGGCCATGACACCTTCGCAAAGCAGCAGATCACCAAC